TCTACTTCTTTATCATTCTTCTGTCGTGCAAATTTCTCAAACCAAAATCTGTCCCGCCGTTTGTAAAAGGCTTTAACTGTTGCTCTGGTCTTACCGCGATACTTTATATAATCATAATGATCTTTAGTAAAGTGATTCTTCAGAGACAGATAACAACGATAGGCATCAAACGGCATCATCCTCTTCTTCTACACACTCCAATTCACCAATAGCATCTACAGGAACTTCTGCATTTCCTAAACGATACCAAGGAACCATCTCACCTGTCTTATAACTTACACGCTCACCCAGATACTCCATATCTAAACCATCATCTTCTCTCAGTATTGCTTGAAGACGATAGTGCATCAGTTCATTTTTAGTTATCATCATTTCTCAATATTCTCAGATACATTAAACGCCAAAGTAATTCTTTCTTTATTCGCAGTCTGTGGTTCAACATGATGCAATACCTGAGAAGGGAACATCACCATCGTTCCATCCAATCCTTCATATGCACATTCATACTGATCAAATACAGTAGGATGCTTATGATTCTTATAGTATATCACACCTGAAAGCACTCCTGCATGGTTATGAGTAGGATTATCATCTCCTTTATATGCAAAATTAGTCCAAATATCATACCCATCAAAGTGGCCACCCCACTTTCTTAATTTAAACTCTCTATTAGTTTTACCTATCCCCCAATACTTTGCAGTCAATCTCAATACCCATGCCAACCAAAAAGAATTCTCAACTAAATGCGTAGGAATTGAACACTGATATGAGTTATGTGGCTTACCATCCATAGCAAGATACCCTACATTCTCATGGGCTTTCAGTGCTGCTAATGGACTGTTCTTAAACTTCTTACTTTCATTTACCCATACATCAAGTTCCCTCATAATCTGTGGAGGAATCTTAATCACCATTACAGGACAATCCTGCTTTAACTTTTTCATAACCAAAGGATCATTCATTATTATAAAGGCAATTTAGCACGAGAACTTTTCTTTAAGAAATTTAATTCCATAGCTTCATACTTGATTTTCTCTTTAAGAGGTTTTGATATCAGTTTAGATACTGATTCAACATCGATGCTGTTCTTTTCACAAAAGTAAACAACGGCATCTATGTAAGACATACTACTATTGTTTGTAACAACATTCTCAATCTCTTGAGTAAATCTAGATGGGCAGTAAAATTTTTTTTCTAATACCTTCTCTAGTTCATTCTCCATTTTCTGACCTAAGATTGTGAGATACAAATTTTTTAATATAACGAACCAATAACTTAATATAATCCTCTTTGTTCCTTTTGTCAAATACTTTAACTTCACCCTCAGGAGTTACCATTAAAGTAATAAGTTTTTTAATAGGAATTCCCGTTAGTTCATAGTATGCCGAAGCATAAAACATTTCTTGTACAAAATAATTCTGGCACCACTTTTCAGGTTTAATTTTTGTGGATGTTTTAAAATCTATTACTGCTAACTCACCGTCATATTCCGCAATACAATCAACTCTACCAGCAAGACCAAGGTATTCTGAATATAAAGTTCTTTCTATAGCGTGTATGTTATTTATACGGTCCAGATATGGTTTAGTATGATGAAACATAAACTTAGTAAGAGGTTGGAATTCATTCCAATCCATCTCAAGATTCATCAAATAGGCTTGCGCTGCTTCATGGTAATCTGTACCACGCGAGGTTGCTTTTTTTGTGATCCGATTAGCTTCCTCAACACCAACACGCTTCCTCCAGTTAACGAAAACCTCTCTATTATAAAAACTAGTAACTGAAGTGATCGAAGGAACCCAATCACCATTTGGGAGTTGATAAAGTCTACAACCTGGAGTCTCTCGTTTTTCAAGCTCAAGTTCTCCTAAAAAATTACAATGATCAAATGTCATAATATACTATCAATTTTTATTTAAAATTACAAACCAATTTCTAATTTTGCAATTAAGTATTCTTTGCAAAGACCCGAACGAATAATGTCATCAATTTGAAATTCAATAACATCCACAGAAGGCATCAGTCTTAAGATTCTCATAAAATCAACGATTCCATTCTTCTCATTTGCTTTAACCAAATCAGTCTGGGTAGCATCACCACAGAACATAATCTTAGAATCTGTCCCAACTCTTGTCATTATACTATCAAGTTCATGGAAATTCAAGTTCTGATATTCATCAACGATAATAACCGATTTATCTAAAGTAGTTCCCCGAATGAATGAGGTGCTCCAGAAATCTATAGTATCCTGTGATTTAAGATTGCCATACAACATTTCAAAATCAGAATCAGTAGGCATCTCAAACATATACTTTACCATACTTACATATGGAAGTTGATAAAGTGATGACTTATCTTCATGATCGCCAGGAAGAAAACCAATTTCCCTAGTAGCAACAAGAGACCTAACAATATATATTTTTTCGTAAGGAGTGTTTGGATCCAGGACATCTCTTAATGCGTTGTAGAGTGTAATGAATGTTTTTCCAGTACCAGCACAACCATATGCAACAATATTCTTACCTTGTGTATAAGAATCAAATAAAGCCTTTTGATTTTCAGTAAGAGGGTTAATCTCCCTCATCGTATCAACATTGATTGGTTTCTTTCTTTTCATCTGCTTTGCCGTTAATCCGACACCTATTGGTTGATCCGTTTTCTTTTTTCTTGGCATAGTTTAAGTGATTTTCTTTACTTTAGAACCAGGCATTTTAGCGGCTCTTCCTAGAACCTCATTCCATCCTGGGTTTTTGGCAACCAGTTTGTTCTGCCACTCTCCTACCTCACCTACTCCAGGCATTGTAGAAGGGTCAGACCAATCTCTATCCCATCCAGGATTGTCGTCTTTCCACTGGTCCCATTCAGTAATACTCATCGATACTTCTTTTTGTTCACCAGTTTCCTTATGAATAACAGGGTACGTAGCCATACAATTCTCAATAATCTGTAATTTTATTTATGTTATGGTATCAGAATAGAAGGTTGATCCTCACATTCTGGACACTCATCATTACGTTTCCAATCAAGTGCCTCGGATACAGTAGGGAACTGACATATAAAAATACATCTTACTGCCTCTGCAATCTCCTTATGTTCTTTCTGTGTTCCATGTGCAGATCGTAAATCAATATAATGCACCCATGACCTTACTGAACCAGTCATATAAAGTCTTGTAGGAGTAGCAAGAGGTAATACAAACCGTGCTGACTCTTTTGCCACACCATTGGCTAGCATATCCTTATACAACCACATAGCATTATCAAAATGCTTTCTAATTCCTATCTCATAATCATGTACAAGTTTACGATCCAAATCATCTGTAGAGTTCTGACGATTCTTTGTATCTTGTCTCCTCAATTCAGGAATAGGAATATCATCTTCTAACAAACTACTATCAGCATACCTTTGAGAGAACTCCTGATAGGTAAAGGAGCGGTGCCGTAGGATCTGTGCAGCAAGTCCTCTGGTAGTATTGATCTCTACCGTCATATGTGCCTGCTCAAAGACACTCCAGTGACCATGCTGAATACAATACTTCAACAGACCAGCAAACTTTTCATTGTCCTGGTTCTTAGGGTTACTCACGCGAGCAACATAAGCCATGTGCTTCTCCGCATCAGGAGTAACACTTACTAATCTAACATTCTGTGTCATATTTTAACCCAATGATATTTGTATTGATCAAATATATCAATATTATAAAATTCTTCGCTATGTATGTCAAATGCTATTGTGATTCTTTCACTATTATTTCCATACCTATCAGTCCAATGAAATGTATGTGCAGGAAAGAAAGTCATCTGACCCTTTTTATTTAAAACAGGACTACCTTCATAATACGTAGAGGTAGAACCATCAACTTGAACAGAGAGATGACCACAAAGATGTTTAACAGGAGGAGTTCCATCCCATGATTCATGTTTATGAGCTTTTATTTGATCACCTTTTCTCATTACATTAGCCCAACATTGGACATATAATGGTTTGCCTTTGATATTATTATACTTCTCATACCCATTACGCATCCACTTCTTTAATGGTCCTGTTCCCCACCAATTCAAAAGATTATACTGACACGATCTAGATGTTAAAGAATTTAAACCTAAACCAGTCTGACCATCAAAATCATCTTTAAGATTAATACCTTTAGCAGGATACTTCTTTATTATCCTTGGTTCATTCTTAAGAATTTTCTTAGCAAGTTTCTCTACATTAATATCAGTAGGAACACAAATAACTTTTGTCATTTAATCAGGGTATCCATCATCATCATCAAAAACTTCATCATAATCAGCAACTTGGGGTAGCATATCCTTATAATTTTCATACTTATATGCATCAACATCCGAATAAACTTCAGACTCCAAACAATCCACCAAGGACTTCATATTCTTAACGATAAGTTTTAATTTTTCTTTATCCATAAGATTCCTTTTCCATCTAATTATAATACAAAAAAACCAGGGCGTAAACACCCTGGTTTCAAATCAAGTAAGATCTAGATCACCGCGCACACACAGTCTTAGACTCTGTATGCTTGATGCCCCTGTAAATTAATTCAGAGACTTGCTTCTGACAGCTCTTGCTGTCCTTGGTGTCATACTTAACACCACGGTAAGTGACTTGTGCCATGATTTTT